AGTAGCAGACATTTCTGAAGAAGAAAATCCATTCGCTGACAAAGAAGATGACAAAGATGCAGAAATTGCAGAATTGAAAGCTAGACTTGCAGAATTAGAAGGTGAAGATTCTGAAGAAGAAAATCCATTTGCAAAAGCAGAAGGTGAAGATGAAATGGGCATGGATGACATGAGCATGGATTCTGAAATGGGTGACGATTCAATGGACATGGACTCTGAAGATGAAGAATCAGAAGATGATATGGACTTAGAAGCAATCATTCGTGAATTAGAAGCATCAATCAAAGGTGATGATGAAACTGAAGAAGGTATGTATGAAGCTGAAGAGGAAGAAGAAGCAAAAAATGAAAATTTAGCTGATGGTTCTGAAGCTGGTACTGACAAAGGTGAAACACCAAAAGTTGTTGTAACCAATGAAGCGGAAGAAGATGACAAAGAAGATGACGAAAAAGTTGTTGACTTAGAAGAAATCTTACGTGAAATGGAAGCGGATATGAAAGGTGATGATAAAGAAAAAGTTGACGAAGCTGAAGAAGAAGAAAAAGAAAAAGAACTTAACGAAGCTTACAAAGTAATTAAATCTTTACAAAAAACAATCAACGAAGTTAACTTATTAAACGCTAAGTTATTATTCGCAAACAAATTATTCAGAGCACACAATATGACTAACGAACAAAAAGTTAAAGTGATTGAAACTTTGGATAGAACAAACTCAGTTAGAGAAGTTAAATTGGTGTATTCTACATTAGCAGAAAACTTCAAATACTCTTCTAACAAATCTACTAAAAAATCTATTTCTGAAGGAATCGCTAGCAAAGTAACAAAATCTACTAAGCCAGCACAAGCTAAGCAAGTAATTGCTGAGAACACAGATTTCTCTGACAGATTTAAGAAATTAGCAGGTATTATTAAATAAAAATATTAAAAAAACAAACAATGGACATTAAAAAATTAATGACTGGCGCTAACCCTCAAAGCGTAATGCTTGAACAAACTAGAGGTTTGAAAAGCAAATGGGAAAAAACAGGATTACTTGAAGGAGTAGGTTCTGAAACAACTAAGCATGGTATGGCAGTAATGTTAGAAAACCAAGCTAAACAATTATTAGATGAGGCTACAAGAACAGGTACATCTGCAGGTTCTGAAGAGTGGGCTGGTGTTGCGTTACCTTTAGTAAGAAGAATCTTCGGTTCTATCGCAGCTAAAGAATTCGTTTCGGTTCAACCAATGAACCTACCTTCAGGTCTTATTTTCTACATGGACTTTAAATATGGTACCAACACAACAGTAGGTAGACCAGCATCTGGTTCTTCTTTATTTGGTAATGGTGGTACTTTCGGTAAAGATTCTTTATATACTGGAACTAACAAATTAGGTTCTACTCAAGCTACTGAAGGTGGTTTATACGGAGCAGGTCGTTTCGGATACACAATCAACGATACAGCAGCTAATTTATCAGCAACACTTGCATCTGCATCTTTAGCTGATATCTCATTTGATTTATCTAATTCTACTATTTCTGCATCTTATGCAGCAGGTAAAATGAAAAAATTAACTGTAGCATTACCAACTGACGCTGATTTCAACGGTGTAAGAGCATTTGACTTTGCACAAACTGGTTCTGGATTTACATTGTATCCTCAATTTACTGTAAAAAGTGGTTCTGATGTAGTATTTGTAGCAGAAGTTGCTGCAGCTGGTACTTACGCAGGTGCAACTGCAGTGGGTGGTGAATTACAATATCATTTACAACCAACTGATATCTCAAGAGGTGACTTCGAAGATAGAGGTTCTGATTTAGCAATCCCAGAAATCGAATTAGAATTGAAATCTGAGCCTATCGTTGCTAAGACAAGAAAATTAAAAGCAATTTGGACTCCTGAATTAGCTCAAGATTTAAACGCTTACCATAGTGTAGACGCTGAAGCTGAGTTAACTCAAATGTTGTCTGAATATGTTTCTTTAGAAATCGACTTAGAAATCTTAGAAATGTTACAACAAAATGCATTCACAACTGAGTATTGGTCTGCAAAAGTTGGATATGATTATAACGCAGGTAATGGTACTTTCGCAATTGATTCTAACGCAGCGGCTGCAAGTGCATACCAAAAGAGCACTTGGTTCCAAACTTTAGGTATCAAATTACAAAAGGTATCTAACAAAATTCATCAATTAACTATGAGAGGTGGTGCAAACTTTATCGTTGTATCTCCAAATGTAGCTACTATCTTAGAATCAATGAACGGATTTTCTGCTAACCCAGGAAAAGACGCATTGACTTTCTCTGCAGGTGTAACTAACATTGGTTCTATCTCTAACAGATATGATGTTTACAAAAACCCTTATATGACTGAGAACGTTATCTTAATGGGCTTCAAAGGTTCTAACTTCTTCGAAACAGGAGCAGTTTACGCACCTTATGTTCCATTGATTATGACTCCATTAGTTTATGACCCAACTAACTTCACTCCAAGAAGAGGTGTTATGACTAGATACGCTAAGAAAATCGTAAGACCAGAATTTTACGGTAAGATTATCGTTGATGGTATGGAAACACTTTAATCTTTGAGTAGATTAGATAAGTAATAGACTTACAATAAAGAAAAAGGGAGAGTAGAAATACTTTCCCTTTTTTTATTTATATAATTCATATTTATAGTAGTAAAACTATAACTTTTTATATATGTCTGTAAACACTTATTGGTCAGGTGCAACATCTGGCTCATTCATCTCAGGTTCATCTACTCCATTTGGTATATATGATTCGGATAGTGAATTTAGAGTTGATGCACCAAAAACCGCAACATGGGTAGCAAAAAGATTGGGATATCCAATTATTAATATTGAATTAGATAACGAACAAATATTTACTTGTTTTGAAGAATCAACTTCGGAATATTCTGCACAAGTAAATCAATTCAATCTTAGAAACAACTTAGATATTTTAAGAGGACAACCTAAAGGTAAAGTTGCAAACTATTCTCAAACTCTTGTAGATGGTTCATACTTACCAACTACGGTTCGTATGGCACAACAATATGGAACATTGGCAGGTGTAGGAGGTTCAACTCCAATTAAAAGAGCATATGTAAATTTAACAGCGTCTGTTTCTACTTATGACTTAATGACTCAAGGAGTAGATAGTGAGTCAGGTAAAAAATTTAATGAAATATTTAGTGGGTCATCTACGGTTGATGTGACTAAAGTATTTTATGAAGCAACACCTGCAATTGCTCGTTTCTTTGACCCATATTCAGTAGGTGCACAAGGTACATTAAACTTAATGAGTGAATTAGGTTTTGGACAATTCTCGCCTGCAGCACAATTCTTAATGATGCCTTTATATGAAGATGTATTAAGAATGCAACAAATTGAATTTAATGACCACATTAGAAAATCGGCACATACATTTAATATAGTAGATAATAAGTTACAAATATTTCCATTACCAACTACTACATTAACAAAGATTTATTTTGAATATATAAGTAGAGATGAATTTGAACACGATTCACAAACTATTCAGGCAGACTCACTTTCCGACTATTCTGATATTCCATATGACTTTATTCAATATTCAAACATAAATGATGTGGGTAAACAATGGATTAGAAAATATACACTTGCATTATCAAAAGAATTATTAGGAGCAATTAGAGAAAAATATAATTCAATTCCAATTCCAGATGGCGAAGTAAATTTGGATGGAGCAGCATTGAGAGCAGAAGCACAAGTTGAAAAAGACGCATTGGTTACACAATTGAGAGAGAATTTAGAAGAGATGAGTAGAAAGAATGTGATGGAAAATAAAACACACGAATCTAATCACCACCAAGAAATGTTAAGAAAAGTTCCTTTAAAATTATATGTAGGATAATATGCCAAAGTTTATGTTAGATAGAGACTTGCAACTCTTCAGAAGTTTTGCAAGAGAATTGGTAGATACCATAATTGAAAATACTTGTGTTTTGTTTAAAATAAATTTGAATGAAACAAAAGTAAATTTATATGGTGAATCTACAAACAAAACCTGGTATCCTGGTGTCGAATTATTTGTATTGATTAATAAAGAATCACAAACTTCAGCATACGAAGGATTTGGTCCTGAAAGAAATCAAAATATAGAATTTAAATTTGATAGATTATTGTGTGAAGAAAGAAATACATATCCAGAAATTGGTGATGTTATTTTCTTTGATAATGCATACTTTGAAATAGATAATACAACCGAAATCCAATTTGTGGGTGGTTTACCTGGTGAAAATAGTGATAGAAATTGGAGTATCGTATGTTCTACATTTATGGTAAGTAAATCTAATTTAAACATTGAAGAAAGAATAAAATAATATGTCTACAAATCCACTAAGAGCTGATTTAAATAGAGCAAAACAAACTAAATCCAAAAAAGGAGATTTAAAACAAAGTGTGTCCCTCTTTGACATTGACTATGCAATTATGTCATATTTGGAAGAAACGGTTTTACCTGAACTGGATGATAATGGTAAAGCATTGAAAATTCCTGTTATCTATGGTAATTCGGAAAGATGGAATGGTGCAAGAAGACAGGGTGTTTATAGAGATGCGCGTGGTAAGTTACAATTACCTTTAATGATGTTGAGAAGAACTAGTGTTGCAAAAAATGAGTCAATGCCTATGTTAAATAGACAGGTTTCATATCAAGCGGTTACAAAATATTCAAAAGATAATCGATATAGTAGATTTACATTATTAGGCAAAGCAACTACACCAAAATACGAAATTCATAATATAACAATGCCAGACTATGTAGAAATAAACTACGAATGTATGGGTTGGACTAATTATACAGAACATCTTAATGCTGTAATTGAATCTTTAACATACGCATCCGATGAATATTGGGGTGATAAGCAAAAGTTTAAATTCAATACAACAATTGCAGATTATAATGTAGTTAATGAAGTTGGTGAAGGAACTGAAAGAATTAATAGAGTTGAATTTACTTTGAATGTTAAAGCGTACTTACTTCCAGAGAAATTTGATGGAGAAGCTACAACTAAAAAATCATTTAATAGTAGTAAAATAGTTGTTGCAACCGAAACCGATGTAACTGGAAATGGTAGATTGGAAGGTTTATTAACAACACCATCACCATATTATGATAACAAAGACTTAATTGATTTCTTATCTTTAAATAATAGTAAAGTAGTAGCCGGTGGAATTGATACCGCAACATTCTCAGGAGTAAAATTAATACAAGCACCTGCACAATTAAGTGGGGTAATTACTTCCGGATTGACCTATGATGGAAGCTCTTACGATATTAAATTATATATAAATGGTGTTAGGTATTATCAAACAACACATTTTACGGTAATATCATATACAAACAATATATTAACATTATCATTATCTCCTGGATTTTCAGTAAATAGTGGTGATGAAATTACTATTACAGGTAAATTTATTGATATTGTATAATGAAAAGAAGTTTATTAGATATAACACAAAAAATCAGTAGAAATCCTGGTAAAACAAATCTAACTCCAAAAGATTTAACAAATTCTACTTATTGGATTTATGAAGCAACAGGTTGGAGATTTGTAGATATATTAAGAGAAATTCAATATAGAACTACACAAGATAGATTAAAAATTTACATCAACACACAAAGTATAAGTGCAAAAGACTATATAGTTGAAGATGGTGGAAATGGTTTATTGATTAAATTTATAAAAAATAATTTTCAATTTAATTTGGATGCACAAGATTATATTCAAATAGAAGGAGATATAGAACAATATGCTTAAACAATTTAATTCAAATAGTAGAAAACTTAATAAAGTTGTTCCAAAGGTTAATATTAATAATCTTACTAATAATGATTTGACTGGAAGTTTGTTAAATATTGAAATTCCAACCAATACTAAATTTCAATCCAAAACTCGTTCCAATCCAAACCCAACTAAATTAGTAAATAACAAAACAAAAATATCGGATTTTTATCAAGAGATATTAGAAAATAGTGCAAGATATAATCAAAGAGTAATTGATGAATTTGACAATAATACAAATACATTAACAATATACAATGTTACATTAGATTATGGAACCGAAGGAGCATCTCCTAATAATTTTGAAGTATTAGTATTTGGTTTACATATTCCAGGAAACTATACAATAAAAGAAGTTGGAAATAATGTAGTAATAACTTTAAATGAAGAATATATAGATTACGATAATGTGACTATTAATGATATTTATGTTATGGGTAAGTTAAAAGATATACCAATAGGAACAGAATTAGACATAGTTTTATCAACTGAAAATGACGAAGAAATAATATTATAAAAATGGCACTAAGACAAACTAAAAAAATATCCGAGCTACCTGCATTAAGTCCGGCATCATTAGATACGACTTTTGTAGTTGGTATATCAGGTAGCACAACATATAAAATTTCTATAAACAATTTAACATCTTCATTAGATACTACATTTGCAACGGACTTAGTAACTTCTGCATTAAGTAATACATTAGATACAAAATTATCTACATCATCTTTCAATTCTTATACTGCAAGTGTAACCACAAGTGTAAATATAAACACAGGTTCATTAGTAACTACATCATCTTTCAATTCTTATACTGCAAGTATTTCAACTGCAAGTTTGGTAACATCTATTTCAAATTTAAACACATTTACGGCATCACAATCTACATCATCATTAGTGGATAGATTAAACGCAATTGAGAGTGTAAGTGGTAGTTGGATTACGGAAAGTGAAACGGGTTCATTTTTGACATCATTAAGTGGAGCAATAAGTTCTTCATCTCAATTAACATCATCATACGATACAAGATATACATTGAGTGGTAGTGTTCAACCATTACCTTCAAATTTAGTAAGTTCATCTGCACAAATAACTGCATTTGGGTTTATCAGTTCTTCTCAAACTATAAACACATCTTCATTTGCAACAACTGGTTCAAACTCATTTAACGGAAATCAAAATATTACGGGGTCGTTAGTAGTAAGTGCAGTAGCAGTTGTAGCAGGTGCATTAACTATACCATCGGCATCGATAATATCTTTGACAAGTGGTAGTAGTATTTCAGTAGATGCAAGTGGAGCAATCACAGGTTCATTAACTGGTTCTGTTTTTGGAATTGGTGATGTTGTAGCATTTAGTGCATCACTTAATAGTAGAATTATTAGTGGTAGCGCGGTAGCAGGAACTATTAGTGGTTCATCACAATTAACATCTTCGTATGATAGTAGATACTCTTTGAGTGGTAGTGTTTTAACATCTTTCTCTTCTTCGGTAGATAATAGATTAGATACATTAGAAGCAACTATCATAAGTGGAAGTCCAAATTATACACAAGTTTTAGGAAATAGAAGAACCGGAATTACAACAATTGGAGTGTCAATAATAAGTGGAAGTATAACAACAACGGGTAACCCGGTTCAAATTATGGTAACGGGTGATGCAAACCCAGTAGGTGGAGCATCTTACACTAGATTACAAATGTTTAGAGATGAAAATGGAATAGGTGGTATTGTTCAAGTTGAAAATAGTGCAAACCTAAATGTTCCATATTGTGTAAATGTAATAGATACTCCATCAGCAGGAACTTATACATATAGTATGAGAACCGTTGGTACATTTGGTGGTACTTTTGATTTCGGTGAAGCATCTGGTCCTCTTTTAACGGCATTAGAATTAAAAACAAATACAAACTTACCATCTACAAATAATACATTCACCGGTACAAACACATTTAGAGGTGAAACAACATTTAGTAGTTCAGTAAAAATTGCAGCGCTAGGTGGTGATGAAGGTGGTGAAATTTTATTAGCAAAACCACAAACGAATTCAACTATATCCGGAAGTGCAGTTGCAATAGATATTTATCAGGATAGATTAAGAATTTTTGACGGTGGTGGTAATGCTAGAGGTGCACATTTGGATTTAAGTAAATTACCGGAAGGTGTTGCAGGTGAGTTGATGTGGAAAGCAAGTGGAATGGTAAACGCCGGAACATTTGTAACTTTGGATAATATCAAAGCAACTGTCACAACAACGGGTAGTAGAGGATTAAGTATTGCAGCAGTATCAACTACATTCTCCGCAAATATATCTGCTTATCACGCTTACACAGGTGGTATTGCTGGTACTCAGGCAAATAATCAATCAATAACAACCACTCCAACAACTTCTTTATTTGCTTGGAGTTTTACAACGGAAGGTGATGGTGCATATTATACGATAGTAGATAAAACAAATAGTAGAGTGTATAGAATTACAATGATGATTGGTAGTGGATTTAACAATAACTTCATTTCAATAGAAAGATTATATTAATATGCCAATTTCATTTTCAAAAGGATTTAGTATATTACCCACCATAATAACCAATGGATTATTACTTCAATTGGACGCAAGTAATTCAACAAGTTATCCTGGTAGTGGAACAACGGTTTATGATTTAACTAATTCATATAACCATACATTGACTGGTGCTACATTTACTACATTGAATGGAATAAAATGTTTTGAGTGTACATCGGGAAATAATAGAGTTGTTGTAAATGGAACAGGTCCAACTTTACCAACAACAGGATATACCTATGTAACTTGGGCAAGATTGATAAATAATAATTCCGGATTTAGAACATTACTCTATACAAATTCACCTAAATATACACCAATTACCATTCCCAATGGAACAAACACATTAGGATATTGGGATAGTGCATTTAGAAGTTCAACATTTGACCTTACATCTTTTGTTGGGGTTTGGACTCAATATACAGTAGTTGGAGATAGTGCATCTCAAACATTCTACATAAATGGTTCACAGGCAGGAAATACAATTGCTTTCGGTTCGGGTGGAAGAACACATTGGGGGTGGGGTAATAATGATACCGCCGGTCAACCTTTTGGACATGTTGCAAATCTTTATTTGTATAATAGAAAATTATCAATTGAGGAAATAACACAAAATTATAATGCAATAAAACCGACTTACGAATTATAATAAAGAAAGATATTTATAGGATATGGCAAACTTAATAAGATTAAAACAAATAGAGAGTGGTTCTGCATTGAGTACCGCAGCATCGGTTGGACAAGACTTTAGTGCATCGGTATTTGAAATTATAGACGGAGCAGGACTTATTTCATCATCTGCACAAGTTTTATTAATATCAGCATCAGGATATAACCAATTAGCAACCGATTTAGAAGTGTCAGTAATAAGTGGTTCAATATCAAGTACAATAAATTTTATAGCATCTGGCTCCGGATTTGTAACAACTGCATCTTTCCATTCTTACACCGCATCATTGGCAGACACATTTGCAACCGATGTGGAGGTTTATCAAACGGCATCTGCTATTATTGACCAGGGTGAGTTTTAATAATAAAAACTCATATTTATAAACAATATTACGACAAAATAGATGGCTCAATTAATACAACATAAAAGAGGTAGGTTAGAAAGGTTATCCACAATTACAGGTTCTCTACAAAAAGGAGAAATATTAATTGTAACCGGTTCGTCAAATATTACATCTTCAAATGGTTCGGCTATTTTATTTGCAGCAACTGAAAGTGGTTCGGTTCAAGCTACCAATAGATTTATAATAGGTAGTTCGGCACCAAATGTATTTCCTGCATCGACTTATGGTGGTTTGGTAAATGGAGTTCCTTATTACGATAGTGGTAGTGGAACTTTATATTTGTTAGGTAGTGATGGTAATACTCCAATCAACTTAACAGGTAACATTAGTACATTTAGTGCATCGGTAGCAACATCATTTAGTGCAAGTAATGCAAGTATAGCAAGTATAACAGGAGATTTTAGTTCGTCAGTTGCAACTTCATTTAGTGCGAGTAATGCATCACAAATTGCATTAAGTTCTTCGGTAGCAACATCAATATCTGCAAGTAATGCAAGTATAACAACATTGAGCTCTTCGATATCTGCATCTATTATTGAAATTGTAAGTGCATCATTGAGTAGCTCATTATCAGTAATAGCAACCGATTTTGAAATAGCAATAGTTAGTGCATCGTTATCAGCATCACAAAATTTAATATCTTCTTCTATAAGTTCTTCAATTGCAGAAACTTTAAGTGGAAGTGTAGCATCAATAAGTAGTTTGAGTTCATCATTAGCTACATCAATATCTGCAAGTAACGCAAGTATAACATCATTAAGTTCTTCAATTTCTCAATCCATTGTCGATATTGTAAGTGCATCGTTAAGTAGTTCATTATCAGTAATAGCAACGGATATAGAAGTTGCAATTGTTAGTGCATCATTATCATCGTCACAAGCTTTAATATCATCTTCAATTAGTACATCAATTGCAGAGACTTTAAGTGGAAGTGCAGCATCATTAACAACTTTAAGTTCATCGGTATCGGCTTCATTGGCAACTTTGAGTGCAAGTAGTGGATTTATTAGTTATGTAACAAATAGTGTTCAAAACTTAACAGGAATAGAGGTTGCAGATTATAGTGCAGATGTTGCAGTGACTTTTGTAAATGGAACATTGAAATTTATTTTTGGAACACCATTAGCACCAACATCGGTAGCAGCATCCACAAGCGGATTTGAAACTAATAGATTTAATAATGTAACGGACGCATATTCAGTTAATGGAACTTGGAATAATCAGGGATATACATTAGTAAGTGCATCTTTATATGAAGGAGCAACTCTATTAACAGAAGTTGGTAGTGGAACATCTTTAACATATAGTACGACAACATCAGGTTCTCACACATATAGATTAGAATATACGGCAAGTTCACCATTAGATGGTACAATATATAAGACATCAACTACAACAACAGGAACAGTATCTAAAACAAATCCTGCAGCACCTACATTGACACCAACTACAACAATTCAATTAGGAACTACTTCAAATCAAATTGAACAAGGTGCAACCGGTAGTATTTCATTTACATCATCATCAGCAAATCCATCTAATAATTGGAATTTGACAAGTGTGACAACAAATGTGGCATCACCTTATTATGTAACAGGTTCTGCAACGGGTTCTACTTCAATTAGTATAACTGCAACTGCAAACTACGCATCTCCAACGGGTGAGAATGTTCCTGATACTACAACTACATCAACTACAACTGCTACATATTCAAAAATTAGAAGTTTAAGATATGGTGCAAGTGCAGCAACATCGTTTACTGCAGGAGAATTAGAAAACTTAGCATTGTGGGATACTACATTGGGTGGAACGATAGGAACGATTGCAAAAGGAACAACGACTGCAAGTGGACAAAGTGTAACTATAAGTTGGACAGGAGACAAATACCATTATATTGTATTCAATAGTTCTCTATCAAACTTAACAAATATCACAACAGGTGGATTTGGTGTATTTGGTTCGTTTACATTAACAACGGTTGGACAATATAAAGTTTATAAGATAGGTACTTTACAAGCAGGTGGTGCAGGAAGTAGCATAACATACATATTAACATAAATAGAAAGATAAGAAATGGCAATTATATTACCTAGTGGTTTTAACATAACGAATAGTGACCCAGTTGATGCTAGATTTGCATTAGCTAATCAGTCAGCTCGTTATGCTCTATCTGCTGCTAATATTTATAAGGGATTGGTTGTATTTCAACAAGATGACTCTACTATGTATGTATTAACTGATACCACAAATGTAGGAAATTCAAATGGTTGGACACAAATACAAATCGGTGCAGTAACATCAAATTTACCATCGGGTGTAATATCATCTTCACAACAGGTGATTGACATATTTAACGCAAATTTCACAGCAGGTTCTACAATGGCTACAACGGTAGATACTACATTTGCAACAGATAATGAGTTATTTGTTACATCTTCGAATTTGGACGCAGGAGAGTTTTAATAGTTACATAAGACATTAAAAATAAAAATATATAGAATTAAATCCAATTTACTACATTGTTTGTACAAAATTGTATATTTATATCGGAATACTAACATAAAGTAAAGAGAATAACCCCAAAAAAATATGGCACAAATCATTAAAAACAGACGTGGTTCGTTAGAACGTATATCGGCAGTAAGCTCATCTTTCCAGAAAGGTGAATTAATAATAACCTCAGGTTCGTCCAATTTAACGACAACCAATGGTTCATCTATTCTATTCGCAGCAACCGAAAGTGGTTCAGTTGAAGCAGTTAATAGGTTCTTAATGGGCACTAACGCACCAAATGTATTTAGTTCATCTATTTATAATGGTTTAGTTAAAGGTGTTCCTTACTACGCAAGTGGTAGTTCAACTTTATACTTACTTGGTTCTGACAAAAATGATATCCCAGATTTAACGGGTAACATTAGTAACTTTAGTGCATCGGTTGCAACTTCATTTAGTGCAAGTCAAGCTTCTCAAACTGCTTTATCTGCATCGGTTGCATCGGTAACTGGTGATTTTAGTTCTTCAGTAGCAACTTCATTCTCAGCAAGTAATGCAAGTATAACTTCATTATCAGCATCGGTTGCATCGGTAACTGGTGATTTTAGTTCTTCAGTTGCACAAACATTTACAACTCAAAGTGCTAGAATTTCTTCATTAGAATCATTTAGTGGTTCTACTTTAGGTAGATTGACTAATTTAGAAACAACTTCAGCAAGTGTAAATACTTCAGTTGCAGCTTTAAATGTTACATCAGCAGCTTTAAACTCATTTACTAACTCATTTAATACTGCAATCCAATTAACAGGTTCAAATGTTAATATCGCTGGTAACTTAACAGTAGCAGGAACAACAACCGCAGTAAACTCTACTACGATTCAATTGGGAGATAACATAATTGAATTAAATGGTACAGGTGTTGCAAATGGTGGTTTATTAGTTAAAGACCCAACTGCACCAAATACGGTAAGTGGTTCATTACTTTGGGATTCTACAAATGACTACTGGAAAGCAGGAGCATTGGGAGCTGAAAGTAAATTATTAAGAGCTGATGGTGATTCAGTAGTAAGTGGTTCATCACAAATTACATTATCATCAACAACAGGATTTGATACATATAGTGGTTCAGTATCGGCATCATTAGCATCAATTGTTGAAAATGTTGGGTCTGGTGTTGGAGTTTCTATAACAAACTTAAACTCATTCAGTTCTTCTACATTAGGTAGATTAACAAATTTAGAAACTACTTCTGCAAGTGTAAATACTTCAGTTGCAGCTTTAAATACTTCATCGGCATCTCAACAAACAAGTATAGATGCTTTAAATGTTGTAAGTAGTTCAAACTTAGGTAGATTATCTCACTTAGAAAGCACATCGGCAAGTGTAAACACATCGGTAGCTGCTTTAAATACATCAACTGCATCTCAACAAATTAGTATTGACGCATTAAATACATTTAGTGGTTCTACTTTAGGAAGATTAACAAATATTGAATCAACTTCTGCAAGTGTAAATGTATCAATCACAGCATTAAATAGTTCATCGGCATCTCAACAAACAAGTATAGATGCATTGAATAGTTATACTAGTTCAAACACTTCAACAACTGCATTAAACGAATTTACTGCATCTGCAAACGGAAGATTATCAAACTTAGAAGCAACAACTGCAAGTTTAAATACTTCGGTAGCTGCTTTAAATACGGTAAGTGCATCAAACTTAGGTAGACTATCTAACTTAGAAGCAACATCTGCAAGTGTAAATAATTCTGTAACTGCTTTAAATAGTTCAACCGCATCTCAACAAATTAGCATTGACGCTTTAAATGTTGTAAGTGGTTCAAACTTAGGTAGATTAACTAACTTAGAATTAACTTCTGCAAGTGTAAATACTTCAGTAACTAATTTAAACTCATTTAGTTCTTCTACATTAGGTAGATTATCTAATATTGAATTAACTTCTGCAAGTGTAAATACTTCAATAGGAGCATTAAACACAACAACTGAAAGTTTAAATAATTCAGTATCGTCTTTAAATACGGTAAGTGCTTCAAACTTAGGTAGATTAACAAACTTAGAAAGTAAATCTTCAAGTGTTGATATATCAATTGCAGCTTTAAATTCATATACTAGTTCAAATACTTCAACAACTGCTCTAAACGCATTTACAGCATCTGCAGACGGAAGATTGACAAACTTAGAAAGTACATCAGCAAGTGTAAATACTTCGGTAACAGCTTTAAATACTTTTAGTTCATCACAAGAAACTAAAAATTCAACTTTAGCAACTTATACGAGTTCAGTTTCATCATCATTAGGTGATATTCAAAATTACACTTCATCATTAAGAGCAGCATTTACTGCAAGTGGTGCCAATGTAACATTTAGCGGTGATGTAACTATTCCTGGTAACTTAACAGTTAGAGGTACTCAAACTATTGTAGATTCTACAACTATTCAATTGGGTGATAATATTATTGAATTAAACGGAAGTGCAGCTGCAAATGGTGGATTATATGTTAAAGATGTAACCAATCCAAACACTGCAACGGGTTCAATAATTTGGGATTCTACAAATGACTACTGGAAAGCAGGAGCTAAAGATGCTGAATCAAAAATATTATTAGTAGGTGGAGATAGTGTAGTTAGTGGTTCATCACAAATTACGATTTCATCAACAACTGGATACGATACATTTAGTGGTTCAATTGTAACTTCATTCTCAGCAAGTAATGCAAGTATTACTTCATTATCAGCGAGTGTAGCAAGTGTAACTGGAGACTTTAGTTCATCAGTAGCAACATCGTTTAGTGCAAGTGCAGCATCTCAATTATTATTGAGTTCTTCATTCGCATCTTCACAAACTGCACAAAATGTTAGATTAGGATTATTAGAAGCATCAACAGGAAGTTTAAATTCGTTTACTTCTTCGATTGATACTACTATTAAAACTAAATTAAATTTAGATACTGTAGTAAGTGGTTCATCACAAATTGATATCACATCAACAACAGGATTTACTACATATAGTGGTTCAGTTGCAACGGCAATAAGTGCATCAACTGCAGCAGCGACTTGGGAAAACCTTAATGGAAAACCAGGTGGAATTGTAAGTGGTTCAGTACAAGTTGACATAACGGCAACTACCGGATTTAGTACATTTAGTTCATCAATTGAAACAAGAATTCAAACAATAGACGGAGGAACTTATTAATAACAAACAGAAAGAATAAATAAAAATATATTATGGCATTACCTAATCAACCAACTTCATCGATTTTATTAAAACGCTCGGGTGTTGCAGGTTCAGTACCTACAACCACATCGTTAAAAGTAGGTGAAATAGCATTAAATACCTATGATGGTAAAGCATTTTTACACAAATCGGGTTCAACCGATGAGGTAGTAGAAATCGTAGTTGCTGGAGCAAATGTAACCGGTTCAATTAGTTTGACTGGAGCAGTAACCGCATCACAATTTGTTGGTAGTGGTCAATACTTAACAGGTGTTACCGCATCAATGAGACCTGATGACTTTGATTTCAACTCTGACCCGTTCGCAGGAACAATCGGATACATTCAAGGTAGTGGTTCTCTTTATAAAGTAGCAACTACAACAAGTTCCGTTGATTTTAGATATAACGATGTAACAATCGCAACTATCACAACTGCACAAGGATTTAGTGGTTCTCTTTACGGAATTGGTGATGTATTAGCATTTAGTGGTTCAGTAGCAACTAGATTATTCAACTTAGAATTCTCTGCGTCATTCGGTCCAGATGCAGGAGAACTTTAATAGTAAATAAAATTATAATAGAAACCCCTCTTAGTAGGGGTTTTTTATTTTATAGTATATTTATGTTCGTAGTATATACTACATTTTTGTTAGATAACTTTAAAGGATTAGACATATGTCATCAATTGTTCAACTCAAACGCTCTGCGTTATCGGGTAAGGTACCTGGTACAGGTTCACTTAATTTAGGAGAATTAGCATTAAATACTTACGATGGTAAGATATTTTTTAGACGTTCGGGTTCGACAGACACAATCCAAGAAGTAGTAACAACAAATGTAGTAAACACAGGTTCCGTAACTCTTACAGGAACATTGACGGCAGAGTCAATTAGAACGAATTTAACGGCTTCATTTGGTTCTTTGAAGGTAAATGATACACTTACTGTTAATCATGGTGAAACGATAATTAGTGGGTCTGCATTAGTAACATCCGACTTAACTATATTAGGAGCAGTTAATGCAAGACAATTCAATATTTCAGTAATTTCTTCATCTGTCCTTTTTGAAAGTGGTAGTTCTAATTTTGGTAATACCTCCGATGATATACATTCATTCACAGGTTCAGTTCAAGTAACAGGAAGTGTAACCGCAACATCTTTTGTAGGAAATGGTAGTGGTTTAACGGATTTAGTGGTGGATTTAGGTACTGCACAATTAAATGATGTGGATGGTAATAATATTCCAGCCCGTTCATTTGCAGAATTATATTTAGCATGTGCAGTTGCAGAAATTGTAGATTTGGATTTTGGAATATAATGATATTTATAATAAACAGAAAAGATAATAAATGGCAACACTCATATTAAATAATACAACAAGTCCAGTAACTACGGCAGGTCAATTAGAGTTTAATACAACTAAAAACACATTGGTTGTAGGAGATGGCATATCGGAAATTAATATGGCTACAACCGGTTCTAATACATTTACCGGAGACCAATCAATAACAGGTTCAATTAGTATAACAGGAACTATAACTGCAAATGAATTTCATACAACATATGTAACATCATCTGCAATTTTTACATCAGGTTCGACTAAATTCGGTAATACAAACGATGACACACACGAATTTACAGGAAGTGTTGACATATTGGGTACAGTTAAATTACCATCATTATCAGCAAATTCAAATGCAACAGTTGTAACATATGACGCTGCAACAAAAACAATAGGATATAATACAGTAGCAGGCCCGCAAGGAACAACCGGTGCACAAGGAACAAATGGTTCTCAAGGTGTACAAGGTATAATCGGTTCTCAAGGTGCAACAGGTATACAAGGTACAACTGGAGCACAAGGTACTGAAGGATTGCAAGGAGTTCAAGGTACAAATGGTTTACAGGGACTAACAGGTATACAAGGAACCAATGGTTTACAAGGTATTCAAGGCATAATTGGCTCGCAAGGAGTTCAAGGTACAAATGGTATACAAGGTTTAACGGGAGTACAAGGTACTGAAGGATTGCAAGGAGTTCAAGGATTGCAAGGTACACAAGGAGTTCAAGGTGTTCAGGGTATAATTGGAGTGCAAGGATTAGATGGTGCATACGCTGCACAAGGTATTCAAGGAACTGCGGGAACTATTGGAATAAATGGTGTTCAAGGTATACAAGGATTAGATGGTGCATATGCTGCACAAGGTATTCAGGGTACAACTGGAGTACAAGGAACACAAGGTGTACAAGGTTTAACTGGAACAGGAACACAAGGAACAACTGGAATACAAGGTACAGATGGTTCAAATGGTACACAAGGTACAGCAGGAGTGCAAGGAACAACTGGAGCACAGGGTATACAAGGTTTAACTGGAACAGGAACACAAGGTTCAACTGGAGCACAGGGTGTAGCGGGAACAGTTGCAGATTTACCACCGGGAGTAGTAAGTGGTTCATCACAATTAACAAGTTCATTTGAAACAACTGGTAGAGGTATTATAAGTGGTAGTTCACAAATAACCCTTAACTTACCAACGGGAGTAGTAAGTGGTTCTGCACAGATTAATATATATGATACAGAAAATATTGCCAATATTACCGATAGTATTTTAGATAAAGAGGAGGTGGCATCCACAACACATACATTAGTGTCGGGTTCATCTCAAATAGTTTATACAAATATCTCTTCAATTCCTGCAGGAATTATTAGTGGTTCTTCTCAATTAAGTGGAACTACCATTACTAATTTAACTATTACAAATTTGACAACAGTTAACGAAACTGCAAGTGTTTTATTTAGTAGTGGTTCTAATAGATTTGGTGATTTCGGAGACGATATCCATTCTTTTACAGGCTCTCTTCAATTATCGGGAAGTTTATCAGTAAAAGTTGCACAAGGAACAACTGAAGCAAATATATTAGTAGCAGATGGTAGTGGTAATGTAAAAACTAGAAGTAATTTAAGTTTACAAGGAACAACCGGTGCACAAGGAACAACGGGTACCACGGGCCCAGTAGGTGGAACCGGTGCACAAGGAACAACGGGTACCACAGGCCCAGCAGGACCAGCAGGTGCACAAGGAACAACGGGTACCACGGGCCCAGCAGGACCAGCAGGTGGAGCAGGCCCCGCAGGACCAGCAGGACCAGTTGGGCCAATCGGGCCAGCGGGTGGAGCAGGACCAGCAGGACCAGCAGGACCAGCAGGACCAGCAGGACCAGCAGGTGCACAAGGAACAACAGGTGGAGCAGGCCCAGCAGGACCAGCAGGCGGAGCAGGCCCCGCAGGACCAGCAGGCCCAGCAGGCCCAGCAGGCCCTGCAGGTGGATTTTCAACTAATTCGGATGCACAAGTTAATTCATTAGGTGTTGGTGTAGCTGCATCAGGAACAGCAGGTGATGTTAGAGCAACAGGAAATATTACGGCATATTATTCGGATAAAAGATTAAAAGATAATATAGAAAATATTACAAATGCATTATCCAAATTGGATAAAATAAATGGTGTATATTATACTCAAAATCAATTGGCAGAAGAGTATGGGTATAATGATTATAGACAACAAGTGGGTGTAATTGCACAAGAAATTCAAAATGTTTTACCTGAAGCAATTTCGCCTGCTCCATTTGACTGGATAGATGGTAAATCAAAATCAGGTGAAAATTATTTAACTGTTCAGTACGAAAAAATTATCCCACTTTTGATTGAAGCTATAAAAGAATTACAATTAGAAGTTGATATTATAAAAAAGAAAGTATTATAATAATTTGGTTTTATCAAAAAAATATTGTATATTTATAAAATAAAATTTTAAAAATGAATATACAACCAATTTTTGATACAGACCAAAGTATAGACCAAACTAATTACTATTGGTTTGAAAATTCATTATCAAATAATGAATTAATTTGGATAGATATATTACAAAATAAATATCAATACGAAAAAGCAAATACTATTGGTAATCCAGATGATATATTAGGTCAATTTAGAAAATCACTAATTAAGTGGTTACCACATGATTCTAACACATATATTCTTTATGATAAATTCAAAGATATGATGATAGAAGCTAATAATTCAATTTGGAAATTTGATTTAGGAACTATTAGAGATTCAATACAATATACCGAATATTTAGAAGGTGGAGGACACTATGATTGGCATGTTGATATAGGGCCAGGTAGTATAAATCATAGAAAAATAAGCTTAGTAACACAATTATCAGATTCGGATGAATATGAAGGTGGTGATTTAGAAATATGGACAGGTGGTTCACCCAAAAAAATACCAAGACAAAAAGGTACAACTGTTATATTTCCTTCTTTTTTAATGCATAGAGTAACTCCCGTAACAAAAGGAATTAGAAAAAGTTTAGTTCTTTGGGCAGGTGGTTCAAGTTATAAATAATATGATATTACGACAATATAAACATTCATGGGATAAATCCAACGCAGTTGTTTTGGATAATTTATTAACCGAAGAAGCAGCTAATGAAACGTGGGAATATTATAATAACCAACCAAATGATTATTGGGATTTGGCAATATATCCTGATAATAAAAAAGATTATGGTGAAGGTGGTTACCCATTATATAGATGTAAATCTGATGATGAAAGTATAGAAGAAAGAATAAAATATACCAGAGAATGTAATAATAATGGTATATTTTCATATTTGTATAAAAGAACGGAAGATTTTCATCCAAATTTATCAATATTTGAAACTCCAGAATTTATATCAGCAATTGAATTTATAACAGGTATACAAAATTTACAATTTGATTGGAAAAATACATTTATAACTTGTTATGAAGAAGGACATTTTAACGGCCCACACACCGATGGAACAAATGGAAGATTGGCATTTGTATTTCATTTATCAAAAGATTGGAAAGTGTGGGATGGTGGACTATTTATACGAATGGATAATGATTGGAAAACCGCAGATAAAATAATAGTTCCTGATTTTAATAAATTGGCTATGTTCAATGTATTTGGTGATGGATATGGTGCACCACATTTAGTTAGCGAAGTTGCATTGGGTTGTAATAAAAAAAGAATTAGCTTCACAGGATGGTATAAATAAAATTAATTGTATTTAAATGGTTATGAATAATTTAGTAAAAGAAGTTATAAAAAATGGAGGAAGTATTATACCTTTGATAATTCCGTCTGAACATACGAACGGTACGGGATTAATGAATCCATCCGTATTTGTTGATAATGGTAAGATAATGTTAAATCTTCGACATGTACAATATACTTTATATCACACAAATGGTAATTTTGAAAGCAGATACGGCCCACTTGCATATTTAAATCCTGAAAATGATATTACTCTTAGAACTACCAATTTTTTGTGTGAAGTGGATAATAGTGGAATAAGTAAATTTACTAAAGTAGACACTTCTAAATTTGATATAGAACCTGTTTGGGAATTTGTAGGATTGGAAGATGCGAGATTATTTAAATGGGAAGATAGATGGTATTTGTGTGGTGTTAGACGAGATGTAAAACCGAACGGAGAAGGTAGAATGGAACTATCGGAAATAGAAATTGGAAGTAATTATGTTAAAGAAATAAATAGATTTAGAATACCCCCTCCAATAGTTGCAAATACATATTGTGAAAAAAATTGGATGCCTATATTAGACAAACCATTTCATTTTGTTAAATGGAGTAACCCAACCGAAATAGTTAAAGTCAATCCAATTGAAAAAACATGCGAACAAGTTAGTTTATCTAAAACTATAACCACAGATAGAGATTTAAGAGGTGGTAGTCAAATTATAAAAATAGGAGATAATTATATTGCTATAACACATGAGGTTGATTTATGGAAGAATAAAAATCAAAACAAAATGGCAACCTATAAACATAGATTTGTTGTTTGGGACAACCAATGGAATATTATCCATACCAGTGAAGAATTTGATTTTATGACAGGCCAGATTGAATTTTGTTGTGGTTTGGCAGAATTCAAAAATGAAATATTAGTTACTTTTGGTTTCGAAGACAATGCCGCATATTTACTTAAAATACCAAAAGAATACTTTATAAAAATAGTTTATGCTTAAAGAATTAAAAGATTTTATTAATAATCCATATGATGGAGAAGTTGTTTTTAAGTTAGCCAATTTATATTTTAATCAATCACAAACTGCAACGGCATTAAGTTATTATTTGAGAGTTACCGAATGTGAAACTAATGATGAATTAACATATGAAAGTTTAATTAAGGGTGGACTTTGTCTTTACAAACAAGGTAATAGAATACATTCCGTCAAATCGTTATATATGCATGCCATTTCATTATTACCCCAAAGACCAGAAGCATATTTTTTACTTGCTAGACTATATGAGGAAAATAAAGAATGGTCTGAAGCATATACATTATCTACTATGGCTTTGGCTGTTTGTGATTTTGATTTAAAAGAATTAAAAACTTATGTTGAATATCCTGGCTTATATGGTTTCTTATTTGAAAAAGCAGTTAGTAGTTGGTGGATGGGAAAAATTGAAGAATCTTTAAATTTATTTTTAGATTTGGATAAGAATTATAAAATGCAAGATATTCACATAAAATCAGTTAAAGAAAATATTAAATATTTAACTAATAGTTGGCATATTCCTGTATTCTATTCTAAAAATAAAATGAATAATTTACGATTTAAATTTGATGGATATGATAGTATTCAATCAAATTATTCTCAATGTTTTCAAGATATGTTTGTATTATCAGCATTAAATGGTAAGAAAAAAGGAAAATATTTAGAAATAGGTAGTGCAGACCCATTTTTTTATTCTAATACGGCTTTATTAGAAATTGATTATGAGTGGACAGGAATTTCATTAGAAATAAATAAACAAGAAGTTGATAAATTTAGAAAAGCTAGAAAGAATGAATGTTTACATACCGATGCTCTTAAAGTAAATTATAAAGAATTATTAGATAATGCAAATTTAGGTAACGATTGGGATTTTTTACAATTAGATTGTGAACCACCAATTAACACTTATTTAATTTTATTGGAAATACCTTTTGATAAATATAGATTTGCTGTTATCACATATGAACATGATTACTATTGTGATGAAACAAAGTCATATAGGGAAAAAAGTAGAAGGTATCTGCAGACAATGGGATATAAATTAGTAGTGGGCAACATATCACCAGATGATAATTCACCATTTGAAGATTGGTGGGTACATCCTGATTTAGTAGACCCAAAAATAATAGAAGTTTTAAAATCTTCAAAAGAAATAAACCCGGCTAACAAATATATTTTTGAAATTGAATAATCATATATTTATACAAAAGTAGATATTATGGCATTACAAGGTTCAGGACAAATTTCAATATTAGATATAAAAAATGCATGCGTAGAAGCTACAGGCGGCCCTGCATTGGTAAGTAGTGGTACTTCCGGAACCGCAACATTTACAGTAACAAATGTAACTGTAAGTGATTTACAATCATTAACAACGGCAGTATATGCAAATGACTCAAATATGAATAATACTGCACCATATGGAATGAATGAATTTTATAGTAAAGCTCCAGAAACTATAATACTTAGATATACTCTTTCACATTATGGGACTCCTGCAGGTACATATGCGACTGAAGTTAGTTTAAATGGCCAAGTTTATACTTTAAGTAGGTCAATGGCAGGTAATGCTACACCAACATTAATACTTTTACCAACCGGAACATATCCATGCAATATTTACAAAATGCAAGGAACAACCAATGGCCAATCGGGTGTAGCAAGGTATCCAAATACATAAATAAAATAAAATATATGACAATAGCAGAATTAAAAGAAAGATTAAATAATTTAGATGCATCATTTGATGATTGGGAAATTTTAAATGGTGAATATAGTTTTGAAACAAATCAATTGGTTAAACAAAATCCAATTATTGCAGATTTATATGATAGTGCTAATAAACACTATGTACTATTAGACCAATTAATTAATTAAATATTTTTAATTTATTCTTTTTTTATTATATATTTCTATATTTATAAGGGTATAATGAATTTATTATACTTTAACTAAAAAAAAGAGTAAACTAAAATGGGACTTAAATTTAGACGCGGTACCACCGCACAGAAATCAGGTTCGTTAGCATTCGGAGAGCCGTATGTAAACACAGACTTAGGAACATTACAAATTGGTGGAGCAACTGGTGATATTACACTAGGAGCATCGGGAACAGGAAGTGCAGCTACATTCGCTGGTATTTCGGGTTCATCATTAGACATCACAGGAAACGCAAAAATTGATGGTAACTTAAGATTGGGTGGTAACATTACAATTGGTGATAATACTGCCGATAATGTAACCGTTGTAGCATCTTTAAGTTCTTCAATTATTCCTTCATTAGATAGTATATTTGATTTAGGTTCTCCTACTAAACAATGGAGAGACTTATATTTATCATCTGCATCATTATATATTGATGGAACTCAAGTACTTTCATCAAACGCAACCGAATTAGTATTTACAACTGATACTGGTCAATCAATTAAATTTAACGAATTAGGTACTGATAATATTGTACTTCAAACTGTGGACGGAGATATTGAATTAAAATCTTCAGGTGGTGGTGATGTATTATTAGACCCAACTACTGGTATAATTTCGGTAAAAGGAAATGTTAGCATGCAAGATGGTACTGCTAAATTTTTAAGTTCAGGTGGAAATGATATAGTATTTGGAAACAATTTAGTAGTAACTGGTTCTATTACTACTACTGGAAATGCAAATATTGCAGGTAACTTAACAATAGGAGATACCTCATCTGATACTGTAAATGTTGTTGCATCTATAAATTCATCACTTATCCCACAAACAACAAATACATTTGACTTAGGTTCTGCAACTAAATTTTGGAGAGACCTTTACATTTCAACTGGTTCAATCAAATTTGTTGGAGCAGGTGGTAGTGTTGTAGGAACTTTAACAAATACTGGAAACGGATTAAATTTAGATGGTGGTGTGATTACAAATGGTAATAGTTCATTTGGTACTGCATCAGTATCGGTAACATCCGTAACTGGTTCATTAAGAGTTAGTGGTTCACTTACAACAATAGGAGAATCAACTGCAACCTCATTCAACGGAACAATAAACGCAAACAATAATGTTGTATCAAGTTCAGCACAAACAATTGCAAACTTACCAACGGGTACGGTAAGTGGTTCATCTCAAATTACATACGCAAGCATCTCATCTATCCCAGCAGGAATAGTAAGTGGCTCATCTCAAGTAAGTTTAGGTTCTGCTAGTGGAAATATCGCATTGGCAACTCAAACAACCGGTGATTATGTTGCAAGTTTAGTAGCATCAACGGGTGTTACAATCACAAATAATAGTGGTGAAAATGCAACCCCATCAATCGCAATCGGTCAAGCAGTAGCAACATCATCAAATGTTCAATTTAACTCATTGGGTATTGGTATGGCCGCAACTGGAACTGCAGGTAGAATTGACGCAAGTGGTGATGTTGTAGCATATTCTACATCAGATAAAAACTTTAAAGAGAACATTACTCCAATCGAAAATCCAATCGAAAAAATCAGAATGATTAGTGGTAACACTTATGATTGGAAAGCAGATATGAAAGAGTTCCATGGTTTTGAAGGAAATGATGTCGGTGTTATTGCACAAGAAATTGAAGCAGTATTACCACAATTGGTAACAACAAGAGAAACAGGATATAAAGCAGTTAAATACGACAAATTAGTAGCATTATTAATTGAAGGTATGAAAGCTCAACAAAATCAAATAGATAATTTAACAATCGAAATCGAAAAGTTAAAAGAATCAAAAGGGTTATAATAAATGTATGATGTTTATTACACCACCGCAGGAGGACCCTGGTTCAATAGCGGTGCTGATATATGGGTAACTAATTGGATAAAAGAAGTGGCACCTGATTTAGAAGTCAAGCCACTTCTTCTTTTCCACCGTAAGAAGCCCGATAATTACGAAGAATTTCCAATTGACATTGACCATATTTGGGAAACCAATGAGTTAAAAATTGATGAAATTCTTAAAGGTGCAAGAAAGATACATATATTACATGGTCATTACACCCCAACAACCGCAATTCACAACAATTTAGAAACAATTGATTCCATTGTGTTTCATAATCTTACTAAAGTTTCTTTAATAGGACAAATGGGTAAAGATGAATATTTACATTGGTACGGAAATTGGGAATGGGAAACTGAGTTAATTAACAAAATAAAAAATAAAGTTTGGGTAGGATTGTATAATTTTCCATATAAAACAGAAAATTTACACCATATTCCAAATAATTACGAATTTACACAAAACAAAGAACTTTCAAACTCAATAGAATTAGGATATGCAGCAAGAGTTGAAGGTAGAAAGAATGTTGAATATATGGATGGGTTGGGTGGATTTATTTCTACCAATTCGGAAACATTTAATAAATATTATAAAAAGAAGTATGGACACAAATTTGAAAAAGCAAAAGTTTACAAGTTTGATTACAAATATAAAGAAAGGTTCTATGGACTTGATTGGGGAATATCTCATTCTTGCTTTCAATATGAACCATTTGGATATGGAATATTTGAAGCAGTCGATTGGGGTAAATTACCAATATTACATGAAACATGGCATGTTCCACTTGACTATAAGTACAAGGCGAATAGTGAGGAAACATTTAAAGAAACCTACGAAACAATTTGTCAGGATGATTACGAAACCCGTAAAGCAGAATTTGAAAAACTTAAAAATTGGATGATTAAAAACTTTTCTAATAAAGATGAGTGGAAAGAAAAACTTTTAGATATTTATAACGGAGAATAACACTTTATACTATGGCAAGAACAAATTTATCGTTAGGAAATTTATATAGAGCAGTAAGTGGTTCAGCGAGACCAGGAACAGTTTCAATTGGTGGGTTAGGTGGACAAACTGCAAATGGTTCATTATTAGGATTTGCAACCGATGCTATTACAGTAACAGTTCCAACTTTCACTTACATAGTAGAAAGTACGGCTGAAAATGCACAATTTTCTTTTAACTCAACTGGTTCACTTTTTTATTCTAAAGTTCAACAAGTTGCAAACAATTATACTTGTTCATTTGATAATGCAAATTTTTCAGCAGGAACTAGAACTTACGCAACAGGACCAACAATAGTTCCGTTAACACCGGCAGCAGTTGGTACTACGACATATGCAGAAGCTAGTTCAGTTTTAACAATGAAATATGAAGATGGTTATAATGTCAATGCAACTAATTATGGTACAGTAACCACTAAAACATTATACGCAGTAGATGTTTACAATACAATTAACCAACCTGATTTTTGTTTATTATTTGGTACTAAAGTAACTTTGGCAAACGGAACTGAAATAAATATTGAAGATTTAAATGTTGGTGATGAAATTAAATCTTGGGTTCCTGCAGGATTGCCTGATGAATCTCAACCATTAGATAGTGAAAATATTGAATGGAGATTTTATTACTCTGACGAATTATCAGGTGCTGCACAAAATGTTATCGTAAAAGATATTACATTTAATTTCGCATCTGGATACTTTTCTTTAAATAATGGTTTAATAAATGCAACCGAAACTCACCCATTATATGTTTGGGATAATGAGATTAGTAAATATAAGTTTAAGAATGTAGGTGATATTTTACCTGGAGATAGACTTGTAATGCAAGATGAAACTGAAGTTGAAATAACAAATATAGAAATAGTAACCGCAGATGTTGAAATTGCAACAGTGAATGTGGAAAATGCCGATGTATTCTTATCAAATGGTTTAATTTCACATAATAAAGGTACAACAACTCAACCTTATATTCCATCTTCTGGATTAAGATTGTACGCAGACCCAGGAAAAGCTTACTCATTTGCATCACAAACCTTACCAGCAACAGGTACACCAACAACGGATTTATTAGACCTTTCAGGATATAATACAGGTGTAAGACCTGCAGGTGTAACAAACGCAGCGGGTATAACGGGTGGTAATCCATCTTATAACAATGGTGCAACTAAAAAAGATGAATATTTTGCATTCAATGGTACAAACCAATTTTTCTATAAAGATACTACTACAAATATCAATGGTGGCATTTCTCAATTCAATACTAATACCGGTACAATTCATATGTGGGTAAGACCAACTACAACATTAGGAGTTGGGTCTAGACATATTTTTGACTACGCAGGTTTTTATGGTTTAGCAATTGAGTCAACAGACAGTTCTACTTTAAATAGAGTAAAATTCTATGGTAGTACATTAGGAAATAGTGCACAATTAACGACTTCATTATCAGCAAATGTTTGGTATATGATTTCAGCAACATTTCAACCATCTGGAACTGTAACGGTTTATGTGGATAAAACATCAGTAGGAACATTTACCGCAGCAGCGTTTACGGCACCATCATCAACAAACTTTTTAACAATTGGAGCTAATAGTGCAAGAACAACATTTTGGAACGGACAAATCGGACCAGTATTATTCTATAACACATTACAAAACTCAACAGTAGTAGGACAAGTATACGATTATTTCTCTCCAACATACAAATAAAATTTTGTTGTTTTGATTGAAAATTTTATATTTATATTCAGAATTAATAAATTTAAATTAAAGCATAAAAGATGGCAGACAAAATAGTATCACCAGGCGTATTTACAAAAGAAAACGACCTATCATTCTTGCAACAAGGTATTGCAGACATTGGAGCAGCATTCATCGGCCCTTTCAAAGAAGGCCCATTAGTTCCAACAATTGTAAATTCACAAGCTGAATTTGTACAATTATTTGGAGAAGTTGATGGAACATATTATACTCCATTAGCAGTACAATCATATTTAAGAGAAGCAGGAACTGCAACCATTTGTAGAGTAGCTGGAAAAACGGGTTATACCGAAAAAGCTCCTTTATTATTAATAGCAGCCACCGGTTCATTCACAGGTGCATTGGGTATCTTGTTTAATACAACAGGAAGTGCACTTGGTTTCCCATCATCATCTTTATCTGATTTAGATGGTAGTGGTGATTTTTCTATTATATTAAGTGGAAGTGGAGTATCGGCAGGATATAGTTCATCAATTGAATTAGTAGATGCAAACAATATTGAAGCAGTATTTGGTACTTCTCCTTATGGTTCAACAAAAGCTTATTCATACGCATTCTTTAAGGAAAACGGATTTATATATAATACAGGTAGTTATTCATTATCAGGTGTAAATGGAGTGGGAACAGGTTCATTCACAGGTTCTTTTGCAGCAACAACTGCAAGTCTAGTAGTTTTAGCTGACCAAGACTTCACAAACGAAGCTCAAGAAGCTAAAACTCCAATGATTAAATCTCAATTAATTTCAGGTGATAGATATGATTTATTCCAATTAGAAACAATAACTGCAGGAAACGCAGCAAATACTAAAGTAAAAGTTGGTATTTCAAATGTAAAAGCAGCTGGCACATCAAACGGAACCGATTATGGTACATTTACTGTAGTTGTTAGAGATTTTAACGATACTGATAAGAAAAAGAATATTTTAGAAACATATTCTAATGTAAACTTAGACCCCAATTCTCCAAACTATATTAGTAGAGTAATTGGTGATAGAAAAAGAGAAATCAATTCAACAACCGGAAAAATAACTGAAACTGGTGATTGGATTAATAATTCAAAATATATTAGAGTTGTAATACCAGCAACAGCAGCACCAGTTCAAGCAGTACCTTTCGGACACGCTGCATATCAATTACCTGTAAACGCAGGAACATACGCAAACTTTATTCCAAGAGTAACATTCTCAACAGGTTCGGCAGTATCGGGTTCTACATCATACTCTGGTATCGATTTAGATAACAATGCTGATAATAAGATTTATATGAAACCAATTCCTGTAAATGCAGGAAACGGAGCTAATTCTGTATTCTCATTAGACACTATTTGTGGATTGTCATTATCAACAACAGATTCTTCTACAGTTGCAATGAGACAATTTATTGTAGCATTCCAAGAAGGATTTGACGGATACGCACCAAATACAAACGCAGCAGATATTGAACCATCAACAACTGCAGGTAAATTAGCATACGGAAAACATATCGCAGCTTTATCAAACTCTGACGAATATGATATCAATATGGTAGTTGCACCACACGTTAATAAAATAGACCACTCTTCTGTATTTACTTCAATTGTAGATATGGTTGAACAAAGAGCTGATGCATTTTTTATTGGTGAAATGGGTAACGCTTCAACCGATATAGCAGCAACAATAGGTATTAATGGAGCAACTGATATTGACTCCAACTATGTAGGTACATACTATCCTTGGATTAAAACAATTGATGTTAATACAAATAAACTTATCACAGTTCCACCATCAGTATTACTTCCAGGTGTATTTGCAGCAAACGATAGAGTAGCAGCAGAATGGTTCGCACCAGCAGGTTTGAATAGAGGTGGTTTAACAGGAGCAGTTAGTGTATTGGATAGATTAACTCAGTCTGAAAAAGATACATTATACGAAGGAAAGGTAAACCCAATCGTTCAGTTCCCAGGACAAGGTATCGTAGTATTCGGTCAAAAAACTTTACAAGATAAACCATCTGCATTAGACAGAATTAATGTTAGAAGATTATTATTAACTGTAAGAAAATACATCGCATCTACTTCAAGATACTTAGTATTCGAACAAAATACATCGGAAACAAGAAATAGATTTTTAAATATCGTTAACCCTTATTTAGATTCAATCCAACAAAGACAAGGTCTTTACGCTTTCAAAGTGGTAATGGATGATTCAAATAATACTCCAGATGTAATTGATAGAAACATTATGAAAGGTGCTATCTACTTACAACCAACTAAGACCGCTGAATTCATTCAAATTGATTTCAATATTTTACCAACTGGAGCAACTTTTAACGGATAATTTAAGAAATAGATATTTATAATAGAAACAATAAAAATAAAAAGAAATGCCAGAAATATTAGAGTTTGACAAAATGTTCTATAAGAATTTTGAACCAAAGTTAGGTAATAGATTCATTATGGAAATCAACGGAATAGAATCTTATCTTATTAAGACTGCTGCGAGACCAACATTTACATCGGAAATTGTAGAATTAGACCACATCAATGTAAAAAGAAAGATTAAAGGAAAATCTACATGGGATGATATCACTATCACTCTTTATGACCCAATTGTACCATCAGGTGCACAAATGGTAATGGAGTGGGTTAGACAATCACATGAGTCATTAACAGGCAGAGACGGATACGCAGCTTTCTATAAAAAAGATATTACATTCTTCTTATTAGGACCAGTAGGTGATAAAGTTGAACAATGGACATTAAAAGGAGCATTTATCAGTTCAGCAAACTTTGGTGAGTTGGATTGGGCTTCAAACGACCCATTGTCAATTGAATTAACTTTGACTTACGACTACGCTATTTTAGAGTATTAATATTTAACTGGAAAATTATATAGGAAAGGGGATGCAGAAATGTTATCCCCTTTTCATTTTTTTAAAAAGTTTATATATATAATAAACAACAAAGTTATATTATGGAAGAAAAATTAGAACAACAAGTTACTAGAGGTTTACAATCACAAACTGTACAACAACAATCTACACCAAAATCTTATCCTTTCCCAACGGAAATAATTGGTTTACCATCAAAAGGATTAATATATCCTGAAAGTAATCCATTATCAAAAGGAGAAGTTACGGTTAAATTGATGACCGCTAAAGAAGAAGATATTTTAACTTCAACTACATTAATTAAAAAGGGTATTCAATTAGATAAATTATTAGAATCAATTGTAATTGAACCAGGTGTTGATATTAATGATTTAGTTATCGGAGATAAAAACGCAATTTTAGTTACATCTAGAATCTTAGCATTTGGACCTGAATATCAGGCAAAAATAACCGACCCATTTGATAAAGAAGAAGTAGAAGTTACTATTGATTTATCTCAAATCAAAATTAAAGAAATTGATGAAGATAAATTAAATAGAAATAATGAATTTGAATTTTTCTTACCTATTTCTAAAACTCCAATTAAATTTAAATTATTAACTCATGGTGATGAATTGATTATTAATAAAGATATTGAAGCAAGTCAAAAAACTTTAAAACAATCAAACGAAATCACAACCAGATACAGAAGAATAATTACTGAAGTAGATGGTGTAAGAGATACTGGAACAATTAGTAATTTTGTTACCAATCGTTTATTGGCAGGAGACTCCAAAGCATTACGAAAAGCTATTATGGAAATAAGTCCAGATTTGGATTTAAAATTTGATTATACATCCCCTGTAACTGGTGACACGGAGGCACTTCGTATTCCTTTTGGGATTGGATTTTTTTACCCTTCCGAGTAATTATAGTTCCTATCTTCATAAAAAGATTTTTCAAATGGCTTACTACGCAAATGGTGGGTTCAATTGGAATGACTTATACTATATGCCGATTAAATTAAGAGAATTCTATTATAGAGAACTACTCAGTGCAAAAGAATCGGAAAAAGAAGAGATGGATAAAGCAAATACAAAAGCAAAATCAAATTCTAAAGTAAGAAGAAGGTAATAAATTATTTGTTTATATTTATACATAAACATAAAGAGTAAAATATGCCCAAGCAAACATTAATAGAAGTTAAATTACTTGATAAAATACTAAACTTTTTTGGTGGTGGAAGTAGTAGTTCTACCAAGGAGAAATTTTTAGATACTGTTAGACAAAGTGACCCACAATTAGCAAAAGCATTTGATGGATGGGAAGATTCATTTTTAAAATTACTGAGCAGTACTAGAAAAATATATATCAAAAACGGAAGAGATACTAAGGAAATTGATAATCTTATCAGAAAATACAAAGGATAATAATTCTACTATAATTAATGCCTCCAAAGACCAATTATACAACTGAGCAAGCCAAACTGGTTAGGGATATTAAAAAAACTAATGAAGAAATAGCAAAACTTCAAAGTAATTTAATTGAAGGGGATAAAGTGCAGCTAGAAATTATTGCTGAACAAAGTAAAAAACTTAGAGATTTACAAAAAATATATAAAGATAATGTAAAAGTTATTAATAAAGCTACATTAGAATTCGAAGATATGGATGATACTTTAATTAGTATTGGAAATACAATGAAAACTAATAATAAATTAGTAGAACTTCAATCTGATAATTTTACAAAAGTTAAACTTGTAGCAACAAGTATTGCAGATGAATTGGCAAAAGGAGGAGCTAGTAATGAAAAAACTCAAAAACAAATTATTGCGGCTCAAAATGCATATAAAAGTATGCATATATCAATTGCAGACGCCAATAAAGAATATGCATTAGGTAGAATATCAAATGAAGAACGTGTTGAATTAATTAAAAGACAATCTGAGGCATTTCAAGATATGGTATCTGTTATTGATATGACTAAAGTATCATCGGAAGAATTAACAGAGCAAATAAAAAATATGACGGATGAGGCTGAGCATTTCGGTAATAGTATGAAAGAAGCTCAAGTTAAATCTGAAAAATTAGATAGTATATTTGAATCATTTGAAGGTATCCCAGCATTAGGACAAGTAAACCAATTATTAAAAACAAATATAAAAGATACAGTTGCATTCAAAGCAGCTGTATTTGCATTAGGAGCAGCATTAGGTAAAGCCGCATTTGATTATTTTGGCGCACCTATGAAAGCAGCAATGCAGCAACATAAAGAAATTGAACAACTTGGAATAGATGGTGAGGCTGAAAGAGCTAAAATGACAATGGATAGGGGGTTCATTGATAGAGATGCAGCCAAAGGTTATAGTAAAATACAAGAAGAATCTGATAATAATAGAATTGATACTGCACATAATGTAGCACAAGCTATGAATGAAGCAGCTTTTGCCGGTCAAAAAGCAGCAAATAGTTTTTCTGCATCAATGAAAAGTGGAGCAGCACAATTTGATAGAGCAGCTAAAACAGCATTATTTGGTAAAAGTATTGGTAGTATAGGATATGGTGCTGCCCAAATGCAATTAGCAGGTATTGGTGCAGATAAAATAGCATCCGCAATGGAAGCAGCCGGAGCAGCAACTGGTAAAATGCCAACTGCAAAAGCAGCCGCTGATATGGCAGTTATGGCCGAAAGAACGGGACAATCCGTAGATGATATATCAACAATCAATGAGGCATTCCAACGTATGGATGGTATGAGTGCAGAAGTTGCTATGAATATGCAAGAAGGGATGCGTAATATGGCAGACCAGGCTGGTATAGGTTTAGGTAATTTAATGAAAGAAGTTGCACAGGCATCCAAAGAAGCATTGGGTTATCAAATTAAATCTGGACCTGCGTTAGCAAAAGCAGTTGCATATACACAATCAATGGGATTAAACTTTGGTGATGTAGCTAAAGCGGGTAAGAATATGGTAATGAACTATAAAGATAGTATCAAAGCCGAAATGCAATTAAGTTCTATGTTAGGAGAACAAGTTGATTTAGCGGAAGTAAGAGCTAAATTTGCAGCAGGTGATACCGAAGGTGCATTGAGTTCGTTAAAAGCACAGGGATTAAATCCTGAGGATATGGATATGTTCCAACAACAGGCATTACAAGATGCATTGGGAGGGATGGATTTAAGTTCATTACAAAAAGTAGCACAAAATACAGGCAAAGAAGTTGGTTTATCCGGAGGAAATGCAAAAGCAGGTAATCAGGATTTCTTATCAAGAACTCAATCTGCGGAAGCAACATTAAATGCACAAGAAGCAAGTATATCGGCACAACAAGCAATAGTTGATGCAAAATTAGCAGGCCAAATTGCAGATTCATTTATAAATTCGCCAGGCCATATAGCGTTTTTAAAAGCTCAGGCAGACCAAGCTATAAAATCTCAACAACTTAGTGAAGAGATGGAAAAGCTTTTTAAAAATTCCGATGCATATAATAAACAACTAACCAAAACTATGCAATTAAACTTCGTAGATACTATAAAAGAAGGTTTAATGAGTGGATTGGCAATGGTATCTGGTGGAGTAATAACTTCATTTTTAGCTAGTAAAATTGGTGGAGGTGCCGGAGCTAGTGCAATGAGTATGATTACCGGTGGAGGAGGAGCTCCTGCCGCAGTTGCTTCACCCGCAGCAAAAGCAGTTAGTGGTGTACAATCGGCAGCAGCTGGTGTGGGAGGAGCGGGTGGAGGTGGAATGGGTGGTGCATTATCTGGAATAGCTACTGGTCTTGCAGCGTTTGCAAATCCGGCAACGTTAGTAGGTTTAGCCGCAATTACTGCTGCATTGGTATTATTACAACCTGTTATAGAAACAATGGTACCTGTAATGGTAGAAATGGCTAGAGTGGTTGGTGAAGTAATAGTAAAAGCATTGGAAGTTGCTGGCCCAATAATCACTGCTATTTTAGAAGGAATAGGATATGTAATAGAATCAATAGGAAAAGCAATTGCAATGGTAATAACTGCCATCGGAGATTCTCTTGTTAAAATAGGTAGTATCGATGGTGGAAATTTATTAGCAGTAGCAGCAGCATTGATACCACTTTCAGCTGGTTTAGTAGCTTTAGGTGCAGGAGAATTGATAGCAGGTGTTCTTGGGTTTGTTGGTTCTCTTTTTGGCGGCGGCGGCCCGACAATATGGGAAAAATTAAAGGAACTTGGTGATTCAGGACCAGCGTTAATGCAAGCAGCAACCGCAGTTAGTGTATTAGCACCTGCATTCGCAATGCTTTCGCAAGTAGATGATGGTGAGAATTTGGGAGCATTGATGGACAATCTTAAATCAGCATTAACTAAGCTTGATGATAAAGCACAAGCAACATTAAAAGGATTAGCTGGAGCAATGCATGATTTTGGATATGGTGCATACGCATTGGGTGTGGTAAGAAGTAATCCAAATTTAGAATTATTAGCAGCACAAATAAAATTATTATTAGCAGATGATGTAACAAGTGCAATAACAAAAGGTACACCGATAATACAAGGACTTCAAACAACGTTAAATTCATTTAATACATCCACAATGGGATTAGCAAATTCTTTATACATGGTTAATCCACAACTTATGATATTATTAAATACAATGAACACCTTCAGTAATATTTCGGCCGGTATAGATACAACAACTTTAGCTTTGACAAATATGGCTTCAGCATTGAGTGAAGTTGCTAAAATAAACACTACAAATTTAACAAAAGTTCCTTGGGATAAAATGTCAGGTTTCAGTAAATCAAACGGAAACTTCGTATTAGCACAAAGTGCAAATAATAATTTTAACATAGCACAAGAAAGTGCTAAAAATTTACAAAAATTAGCTACGGACTCAAAAGCAAATTTACAAGTATCTAAAAACTTACAAGCTTTAATTGCAGTATTAGCAAATGAACAAACTGCCGGAACACAATTGATTATAGATGGTAAAGCGGTTGCTAATATGTTAACAAGACGAGATGACAATCGTAGAGCAACAAAGGCTTAATATTTTATTTAATGGATATTTATAGTAAATACATTATTATAAATGGCAACAATCTTAGACTTATTTAAATCACAAAAAAAGGATATATACGGAAAATTGGACAACATCCGTATAGAAAGTAGAGGTTTAATAAACCCACCAAGAGGTGCTGCATTGATTGCATCGTCTCCAAATGCTTTAGCTGATTTAATAGGTGGCCAGATTGGAGGCGCATTGGGTGGTTCGGCAAATAGACCATCCGATACTATTTTTAGAAATGATTCATTTTTAGCAAAACCAATATCTTTATTTAAAACACCGGAAGCATTGAGAAATGCGGTTGATGCTGGGACAATATATTTTGTAAAAAAATCACCTTCACCGGAATCTATTTTTAATAAAATAAAACAAGGTAGTTCATCTCCATTAGGTGTTGCTGCAAATATTGGATTTGGTTTATTAAAAGGATTGAAAAATAGAAACCCAACAAGAGATAATCCATATGGTGCAAAATATACTACAACATTTGATGGTAAAACAATAAATGAAACAAAAACTTTTTCAAATTTTGCAACAACAGATAAAGTTGGATTTTATCAAGAATATGTAAAGTCAATAAATCCAATTACAGGAGAAACCGAATATGTAGCGGGTACCATTAATAAACGAGATGAAAACAGCTTACTAAAAGGTAAAAGTTTTGATATTATAAATAAAGATATTTTAGAATCATTATCAGCTGCCGATGATTATACCGATAAGGTTTATGAAGAATTTAAACAAAAAAATACATTAAATACACCATTTGTTTATATAAAAACTTATGGAAAAGCAGATAGTGGTATATTGTTACCAGGAACAGTAACAGGCCTTGCAGAAGATTTTGCACCAGAAATTAGTGAATTTAAATATATAGGTTCACCTTTTAATGTATACAAATATGCTGGAGTTTCTAGAAATGTTCATTTTGAATTAAAACTTTATTATTATGATTATAAAACAAAAGTAACAATGAAGAAAAATTTGGATAAGTTAAGAAAATTAGTTTTTCCAGATGAAAATATAAGTGTAAATAAATATAATAATAGTGCAGGTGCATCTCCAATGTTATTTAATCCAAATTTAGTTCATTTAACTATTAATGGTATGTATGATAATTTATTTGGTATAATAGATACATTATCAATTGGTATAGACGAAACAGTATCATGGGGAAGTATGGATATAGGAGATAAGAGTTTATCTTCATCAACAAAAGCACCTGAAATATTTCCAACGGTTATTAATATAAGTATGGGTATGAAGGTTATTGAAAATCCAAAGGTTGAAAATGATAAATATCTTTATAATTTTACAGGATACACTGCTCAAACTTTAAAAGAGTATTTAAAAAATGTAAATGAATTGGTAAATAATAAATAATGTCTAATAGATACACATACACAAAACAATTGAAAGATATTGATACTAAAAAAAATTATTTAGAAAGTACAATATATCCATTGATAAAACCAAACGATAATGATTTATATATCATATCGGAACAAGGTGATAGATTGGATTTGTTAGCATACAAATATTATAATGATGTATCGTTGTGGTGGATTATAGCAACTGCAAATAATTTAAATGATGCCAATTTTTTTGTACAACCTGGTTTACAATTAAGAATACCATCCGATTTAACATCTATATCTAATAATTTGGCAAAAATAAATAAATAAGTTATGGGATTTCCATTTTTAGCACCATTAAGTCCTTGGGTAGTTGAAGTATTAAAAGAACGAGAAGAGAGTACATTTGACACCGCTTTCAGAAATCCATATGCAATATTGACATCTGGAGCATTGGTAGTAAAGGGAACCGCAGAAACTGACCCAAATAAAAGAAAAAAACAATTACAAGATTTAATTAATAATCCAGGAGATAATTCTTATAAAGGTTGTATTATATCAAATAATTCAAACGATATTGGATTATCATATCAAACAGGTAAAACAACCATAGGAATTGATTTTACAGGTAAACCAATAGTAGTTGATGATGAAGAGGGTAGAAAAGTTTCAACACCAATTATTACCTCAATTGAAATAGATACCGATGGTGCAAACAATACATTAAAAACTGCTAGAATTAATGTTGTATGTTTTACTTTAAAACAATTGGAAATGTTTGAATTGTTTTTTATGAAACCCGGTATGAATGTATTATTAGAATGGGGTGATTCATCTTTATTAAAAACAGAATTTAATTATGAAAAATTAGCTAATATTCCACAAGTTAAAAAAAGAAAATATAATAGATATAAAGATGGTAAAGAAATTGAAAAATTTGACCCATTTAAGAGACCAGAGCAGGCATTGATTCCAAAAATAGGTGACTACGATACATGGTGTAGAAATTTTTCAGATTATTATAGGTCGGACACGGATGCAATAGTTAAATATTTAGAAAGAATAGAACAATCATTGGGTACATATGATTTGGTTGCCGGTAAAGTATTGGATTACAGTTTTTCAATGGGTGATAATGGTACCTATCAGATAATGTTAGAAGTAACACAGGGTAATCAAGTTAGTCTTGCAATTCCACATAACCCAAATAAAACAAATAGTAAATTGGGAACACAGATGGCTGATTCAAATATAAAACCATATGACCAAATAGTAGAACTAATTGCAACGGATTTTAATTTAAATAAAGAAAATTTAATAAAAATATTAGACTTTCCTCATCCGATAAAAGGTGGTAAATGGGAAAATGATTGGTTTAATTTTTTAAAAGTAAATAAAGAACAAAAAGATACAACGGCATCACAAGATGCATATATTTCTTTAAGATTTGTTTTAAAAATTTTAATGAATTATATTTTAGTAAGTGGAAATGTGGATGAAAAATTTTTTACTTTTCATTTACCCGTAGTTAATAGATTACCTGACCCCGATGGTTTAGAAAAGGATGGTGATAAATTTAAAGAATATAATGTATTACCTGTCACATCTAATAGATTTATAATGTCTAGTTCAGATGAAATTATATTTCCATCTGCAGAATTACCAAATATAGTTGCACCAATACAACCAAAAGAAAATGAACCAGCATTATCAGATGACCAAAATGTTATAGGTATGGATATTAGTTCTAAAGTAAATGGAACAATTAATGGATACTCATTTCATATAACAGATGTATATGCGGTAGTAAATTCAAAACCAACAATATATATTTCCAATGAAAATTTAATTGATTTAATTGGAGATGCTTTAAATATATTTTTAAAATACGAATCGGTTGTAAAACTTTGGAATAGAACTCAAACTAGAATAGATTTTTTAGAAAGTATATTAAATATGATTAATTCAAATAGTTATGGATTATTTACTTTGGTGTATGGTTTACAAACTGAAAATGGACTACCTACCGTTGTTGATTATAAAATGGCAACAAAGGAGATACAATTACAAAATGCCCAACAAGAAATTTATAGATTTAAACCAACAACCATAAAATCAATTGTTAAAAATTTTAGTTTTAATTTTGAAATGAGCAATTTGGTTGCAGGTAGAACATTATTTAATTCAAATAAAGCAATTGCAGAAGCTAAAGAAAATTTAACTGACGAACAGAAAAAAAATACTACAACGGATACTTTACAATTACCACCAAATGCATATAAATCGATAGATAATTCTACATTTGCAAATTCGGATGGTTGGTATTCCATTAATAATGTTGAATTAAAAAGAATAGAAGCCTCTTTTGAAAAAGCAAAGAAAAATATAAATAGTAGTGTATCAAATGAGGGAGATAGCAATACTGCAACAAAGGCGGCAGAAAATTTAACAGATGTAATTAATACTAAAACTACAAAATTTATATTAGATAAAGCCGGAAAAAATATCCAACCACTTATTTATAAAGACCCAACATTTATACAAAATTATATAACACAAATGCAAATTCAATCTCCAACTAAAAAATCAACACTATCACCAATAGATATTACACTTACAATAGATGGATTTAGTGGTTTTAGGTGTGGACAATACTTTAATGTAGATGGTATTCCTGAAATATATAACCAAATAGGTGTATTTCAAATCACTAATACAAAGCATAATATTGAAAAAGATGGTGGATGGAATACAACAATTGAAGCTGGATTTAGAATTATAAACAAAAAGAAATAATTAGATGTATAAAGATATATCCAAAAATATAGATTTTTTTAAAATTCAATATCCAAATACAGTTGTGCCAATTCCGACCACCCAAGATTATGAAAATGGATTTATTAGAAGATATTTTATTAGACATGCAAATGATATAGATGGCCACATTTTTGAAATATCGGAAGATACATATTCACAATATTTAGAAAATCCATTTTGGAAAGTTCAACAAATTAAATGGAGAATAACTGGACCTATCGAAGCAACTTATAAAGATAGTGGTGAAATTAATGATGTGGGGGTAAAAAATTCAAATACATCTGCATTAAATATTGCAAGTATAAATTTAAAAAATTTAAAATTATATTTTCCAAACATTTTACAATTTCATAAATAGAATTGACTAAAATCATATAAAAATTTGGTAATTTAAATATTTTTCATTATATTTAATTATATAAATAAATTAGTTATGAAAGAATACAAACACTTATCCTTTGAGGAAAGACAACAAATGACCTTTGATTGGAGATACAGAGGTTGGACAGTTTTAGAATTATTAACCGAAGATGAGGTTGATGAATTAAATGCAGAATTAGCAAAATTAAGATTGGAAAGAAATCAAAACGAACCTGAAAAATGGCAAGAGTTTGAACCAATCATGCACCCACACAAAGTTTCTGAAAAAATTGAAAAGATGTTTTCACATCCTAAAATGATTGAAGCATGTGAATTTTTAATGGAAGGTGATATTGTCGGAATGCAAACTTGGGCATACTACAAACCAAAAGGTGAATTAGGAAGAGACCAACATCAAAACGCATTCTATACAGGTTGTGGGCATAATGAAATTGTAAACACTGCATTGGCATTAGATAATCACGACCCTGAAAACGGAGCAGTGTGGAACTATGAGGGTTCGCATAGATTACCTACATTACCAATTGAAGATAATGAGGAAAGAAAGAAAACAAACACAGGCAATTGGAGAAGTGAGAGAGGTAAGAGTTGTGTGATGCCAGAAGGACATGATTTTAAAAAGATTGAAGGATATTTAAGAAAAGGACAAGTTGCACTATTACACTCACACATTGTACATGGTAGTGAACCAAATAGAGATACAACAAGAATGAGAAGAAATTTCCTTTGTGGTTATTTAAAGAAGGGTGCATATTTCAATCCAGGTAACCAAATGAAAAGAGAACCAATTGACATCTATGAGATGAAGCAAAAACATTGGGGAGAATAAATTTTGTAAATCAAAATATTTTTAGTATATTGTAGGGTATGATTAATCTAATTGAAGATAAGTCTACCCTACTTTCTTTTTTGGGTGGAAATGTAAATATTGACCTTATTATTCCTGTGTGGAGTTCTCATAGAGCACACCCATTGGGAAATCGTTTATCGTTCATTTATTATAGACAAAGTGACGGAAGTGATGGTATAATCAATTTCAATCACATAGACGCAAAGAAGTTGGACAAATTTGACATATCTAAAATAGTTCATGTCAATACATTAGTTTTAGACAATAGATATTTAAAGACCATAGGGTTGGATTATGAGTGGGTATCGTTTGAAGAGAATGGGAAACCATTTATCTTTAGTGAGGTCGTAGAATTGGTTTATAGAGGGTATAGAAACGACTTTAAAGAGTTGAATGATTGTGTACCTTTAATGAAGTGGTATGAAGTTCTAAAGACAATCCCAAATATCAGTACACGAAGAGAATGGGATAGAAAATATACATCAGCAATCAACACATTAGGAAGGTTGGAAGGGGCCGGGGTAAAAGTCGTTAGAGAAAAATTTATTGATAGTTTTAACTTTAACGAACAATACCTGCGAAAGAATGATATCGTCTACACGCAGTATAATCCATATACAACAACGGGTAGACCATCCAATAGACATCTTAATGTGAACTACTCTGCTCTAAACAAATCCGATGGTACAAGAGAAATGTTTATAAGTCGTCATCCACACGGAACCCTAATTCAATTTGACTATGAGTCGTATCACATTCGTTTGATTGCGAAAATGGTTGGATATGAATTTCCAACGGGTACAACGGCTCACCAACACCTTGCAAACCTTTATGGGTGTGATTTAGAGACGGCAAAGAAAATAACCTTTACATACCTTTATGGTGGATTAGATGATAACGCTCGACAAATTCCGTTTTTCCAAAAGGTTGATGAGTATATTAAGAAATTATACCAATCGTTCGTCATTTCGGGAAAACTTACGACACTCTTATATAAAAGAGAAATTCCTTTTAGTAGAATTGAAGGTGGTAACGAACAAAAGGTATTCAACTATTTACTACAATCATTGGAGACTGAAATCAATTATATGAAGATTGGTGAGGTATTAGAATATTTGAGTGGGAAAATGTCAAAAATGATACTTTATACCTATGATGCCTTTCTTATAGACACCCATCCTATTGAAAGAGAAAATATCTTAAACGACATTAAAGAGATAATGGAGAAGGGTGGTTTCCCAGTTAAAATAGAAGAAGGAGAGAATTATAACAATTTAGAGGTTATAAGTTAAAAATTTATATTTATATCATATAATTATATACAATTAATAGACAAAAATATGCGTTTAATAAACCTTATCCCATTACATGAGATTGATTTTCCATCTCAGGCAGCATTTGATAGATACAATAAACAACATAAATTAAGACCTGATACAAAGGTAGTAGTTGCAGGTAGAGTAACTACTGCAGGTAGAGCATCTAAAGTTGGTGGAACATCAGTATTTGGTAACGATGACAAACTAAAAAAATATGGTGATAATGCATTTAATCAAATGATGGCCGATAAGGATAAAAAAGAACCTAAAAGAGTATCTTTATCCGATGAACTGAACAACATAGCAGATTTAACCGATAATAACGACCACAATGGTGCGGTAATGGCATTAGCAAAAATGATGAACGATAAATCATCAGCTGCTGAAATGCAAAAAATTCAAAAATATCACAATTCAAAAGGTCATATGCCACAATCTTTAATTAAATATAGAAGTTCAATTTTGAATAACTTATTGGCACAGGCTAAAAAGACATATGGTGATAAATTTGCAAAACAATTACAAAATTCATTTTAATAATATAAAGATGTCAATAAATTTCCAAGAAATCCTTAAAGAATTAGAATATCGTGTAGAACATGGTATTATTGATTTGACAAAAGAGGAACAAGTTACAAAATTAACACAAATCTTAAAAGAGAATGGTGTTTCCAATGCCAATGAAATGGCACAAAAAGCAAGAGTATATTTTTCTTATATTAACGAAGATGATGTAGTTAAGAATAAAAAAACGGGCAATGTATATGTAGTAAAAAACTTTGACTCAGAAAAACACGATAAACCAAGTTCTGCAGAAATTGATAAAGCAAAAGCAGCAAATGGTGGCCAATTACCATCGGGTGAAACACCAGCAAAACCTACTGCAAAAGTGGGTACACAAAAAACGGCCCCAAAAGCAACTATTAAAGTAAGTGATGCCGAAAAACGAGCAAATGATAAAAAAACATCTTCTTCAAAAGAAGTTGATGTAAAAAACGGTGTAGCAGTGGTAGTACCAAAAAGTAGATATGGTACAAAAGGTTCTAAAGAAGTTGACCAACAAAAGGCATCTAATAGATTAAAGTATTTACCAAAAAGTAAAATAACACCACAACAGGCAGCTCTTAATTTTAAGAAAGCATACCCAAAAGCAGTAACTACAAAATATCAATTTCCTAAACAATCAGATGCATTACTTAAAGCAAAATTACCACCAGCTGGATATGAAGCTTTGAAAAGTCTTTTGCAAATGTCTAAACAAGGAGATTTTGACCCACCTATTAGTATAATAACAGACCAATATGGTGCAGGTAAAATTTCAGCACAAACAAATGAATTAGCAATGCAAGCTGCATTTTGTTTCCCTGCAACTCCAAAGGGTATTGCAGCTAGAAATGAATTTTTAAATAGTTTGGCACAAAACGCAGATGCAATTGAAAAAGCAGGTGGTGTTCCAATTTTAGATAAATCGTGGATTAAAGAAATGGGTGGAGCACATGATGCATTTGTTACCAATATGAATACAAAATTTGGTGCAGGAAAGTGGGATGTAACGGGTATGACATGGGATGTTAGAGCACAACAAGAAGCATTGGGAATTGATTATAATTCTAAAGGTGACTCAACCGATATGAATGCACAAATTAAAGTAAATGGTAAAATATATAATGAGGAAATAAGTTGTAAAAAAGATTGGGCGATTTTCTTATTAAATGCGGGATTAGGAGATGCATCTAACTGGTATTATACATTAGGCCAACAAAAAGAAATGAGAGCAGAGGAATTACAAAGATTATCAGATGCAAAGGATGAAAGATTTGGAAAAAACGAAAAAGCAGAATTACAACAATTACAAAAACAAGCTCTTTCAAAAGCACCTGTTAGTAATAAAGAATTGCAAGATGCTCAAATGAAGAGTGCGGAAACAGGATGTTTATCAATTAGAGAAATACCATCAAAAGATGTTAATTCGGTTCTTAAAGATTGTATGAGTCGTAAAAAAAATGACCCATATAATATGGATGCAGGTGAAGCAGCATTGGCTAAACAAGTTGCAACTTATTTAAGTAAAACTAAAACAGTTGATGTAAATGAATTAGCAAATTATGTCGGTGGTGGTTCAAAGAATTTTAAGAAAGCAGTAATGGTTTATCATAAAATGATGGGAGTATATCAGGGTAGTGATAAATGGTTGGACGGACATAGACAAATAACATATGATTTTATTGAACAATCTGCAAAAAAAATGGCAACTAACAAAGATTTCCAAGGTATGTTGTTAAAAAAATTACAAGAAGCAATTCCTGTAAAAACAATGGTTGAAGGTGTAGAAAGTATGCAAATTGATAGTATGTATGTTACACAAAAGCATATGCAAGAAATGTTTGGAACAACAAATTGGGATGATGTAAAAGAATTTTTAAGTATCAAAGTTACAAATGGTGTCGCAGCATTAACATATTCAGCAAAAGGTAATAATGCAAAACCATTAAAAATTGCAAATATTCAAATGAGAGAAAAAGGAGTTGGATATAATGGTTCAGTTGCTTTAGAATGTACACCTGCAAAAGAATTTGAAGTTGGTTGTAAGGAAATTGATGCAAGAATAAATAAAAGAAAATAATGAATACACAACTACTTTGCCTTTTTACGACAAAGGAGGAATTGGATAAGTCGGTTGATTTTATATTAACAAATTATACTCTAACTAATCCAAATGTTTTCATTTTAGAAAGTAAAGTGAGACCTGAAGAAGCATTTATTACTTTTAATGTCGAAAAGGGTTCTAATGCAATACCTTCGGAATGGAAAACTATTTTAGTACATAGAAAGAAACAATCTAATTCAATATACACTATTAATGCTTTGAATGAAGTAGTTAAGTCAAAAACGGGTGGTATGTTAGATAATTCTTATATGATTGATTGGGAAGAATTTAGAAATTGTATCTTAACCACATCTAATACAGGTTATAAAATGATACCTACAAAAGTATTCAAAAGTTTTAATACTCAAAATTTGGAGAATTAAGATATTTTTCTTATATTTGTTTCATGACAAAGAGAAATAGATATACTCCAATTCAAATCCACGCAAACGTACCTTCGGACATTTTTGAACTTAATAGACGAGAACTTGCAAAAGCAATCGTAGATGGTATTGCATTCGGAATAAGAAATAAAAAGAAGAGAGTTGATTTCGCAAAAGTCTTAATTAAAGAGGTTATAGTTATTACATTATCCATTGATAGTAGAGAATTTACAGAATTATTAGACGAACAATTACAAATACTCATCGATTTTGAAGAGTATGAAACTTGTGCTCTTGCAGTAAAATTGAAAAACAAATTAGAAACAATAAAAGAATAAGTTATGGGTGAACAACATGTACCACTTACATTTGATGAAAACGGATTAGTTACATCGGTAGGAAAACAAAACGATGAATTAGAGATTTATGAAATCTGTGTTATGTGTGGAAAGAAAACCACAACACTTAAAACTGCTCATGTCGATTTTAGATATGGTTATGTAGAGGGAGCAGGACAATTATGTAGAGAATGTTATTTAGGTGAGGATAGAAATCTTATCACTGTAAATAGTAGAACAATTTTAGATACACCCAACGATGCCGAATTAGGAGCAAAGGTTAGAGAATTATATTGGGAAAGTAAAAAATAAGTTATGGCAGAAAAGAAAAAAGATTCGGAGTTATTTTTAGGTGGAGGACACTTAAACATTCAATCATCACAATATGTTGAAACTTACAATTCATTAAAATTGATAACAGTTACAGACGGAGCAATTGAATTAAATGTAGAAATAAAAGCTGATTTTAGTAAGATACCTGAAAAATATCACGAAGTATTTTTAAATATGTTTTCATCAAAATATGTAGGAACAACATCATTTGGAGATAATCCATTTAGTTTATGTAAACCTGCACCTAAAAGAAAATGGTATCAAATATGGAAGTAAAAGAAATGGTAAACGGCCCTCAACACTACGGGGGAGTAGACAATCCATACGAAGTAATTAAAGTATGTGAAGCATGGGGATTAGACAAAGATGCTTAC